AGTATCTATCAGAGCAATCTCTGTGCAGAAATAACCTTACCATCACGCCCATTTAAGAATCTTGAAGATGAAAATGGCAGAATTTCCCTTTGCACTCTTGGTAGTATAAATTGGGGAGCATTTAGAAATCCAGAAGATATGCGTAGAGCATGTCGTCTTTTGCTGCGTAGTCTGAATAACATTCTTGACTATCAAGACTTTCTATCTATCCAGTCAAAACTTTCCAATGATGAAATTCGGCCTATTGGCATCGGGATCACCAACCTTGCATACTGGCATGCCAAGCGCGGATTGAAATATGGAGAAAAGGATGCGTTACAGGAAGTCAAGTCTTGGATTGAACATCAAACATATTATTTGATGGAAGCTAATGTTGAACTTGCCAAAGAACGCGGTAAATGTATTGACTCTGATAAAACTCGTTATGGTCAGGGAATTTTTCCATGGGAACTTCGCGCAAAGGGTGTAAATGAATTAGCCGATTTCACACCTGAACTTGATTGGGAAACCCTACGTGAAAACATGAAGCAATACGGCGTTCGCAATACTACTGTTGGAGCAATCGCACCAGTTGAATCATCATCGGTTGTTATTAATTCAACCAATGGCATCGCAATGCCAATGAGTTTAATATCCATCAAGGAATCAAAGGCAGGATCGTTTGTTCAGGTAGTTCCCGATTATCATATACCCAAGGTTCGTAAGAACTATCAATTGATGTGGGAACAGACGGACTGTGTTGGATATCTAAAGACAGCAGCGGTACTGGCTGCATACATAGATCAGTCCATATCTACTGATACTTTTTATTCTCCTAAGCATTTTCCTGATCGTAGGGTTCCTACTACGCTTATTGCAAAAAATTTAATGCTATTCGCCAAATGGGGTGGAAAAACAAATTATTATAGTCTTATTGATAAGCGGGGGTCCAAAGAAGAAGCCGATGACGCACCTGGCATGTTAGAACCTATTGACTTTGATGATGACGGGGATTGCGAGAGTTGTAAGTTGTAGAGGCTAGAATGGTGATAAATACAGTTGCCGATCACGATACTGATAATATCTACCGGCTCTATAACACTGAGGAGTTACAGCAAATGTATTTAGATAATATTCCTGCCTATGTCTATTATATTAGACATATACCTACTGGCAAGTTTTACTATGGTTCCAGATATAATCATATAAAGAAAGGCACATTGCCTGAAGATGATCTTTGGACATCATATTTCTCATCTTCTAAAGAAGTGAAAAAGTTGATACAAGAAACAGGGAGCAGTTCGTTTGAAACTGTGATATTGTTTAAGGACTCAAATCCCGAACTTTGTTTTGAGTTTGAACAAAATATCATTAAAGAATATATAGCAGACACACTATGTATCAACAAACGATACTTCAATACCGCTAGTGGCAAATCATCATATTGTGTATTCGGAAAAACTTTGTCATCAAAAGGAAAACCGAAAACAGAAGAAACTAAACAGAATATGAGAAAACCAAAATCAGTGTCTCATAAAGAAAACATTAGAAAAGCACAACTCGCAAACGGGGGCAATGGACCAAAGAACCACAGCGAAGAGTCAAAGTTGAAAAATGGAGACACGCACAGGCTTTTGATACGAGAAAAAGTAACTTGTCCGCATTGTAACAAAACGGGCGGCGCAATCGCAATGCCAAGATGGCATTTTGATAACTGTAAGGAAAAGAAGTAAATCATGTCTAAAGATCAATACAATATCAGTAACGTTCCTAACTATCTAAAACGAAAGATGTTCTTGGATGGTGTAGTGACTGTTCAGCGATTTGAAGAATATCGTCAGCCCAAGCTTGCTAAGTTTGAAGAAATGCAGCGTGGATTTTTTTGGGTTCCCGAAGAAGTTAATTTATCTAAGGATGCCGGAGATTTTAAAGATTCCAGCGATACTGTACGTCATATCTTTACTGCTAACTTATTGAGACAAACTGCATTAGATAGTATTCAAGGCCGCGCCCCGGTACAAATATTCTCTCCTGTTTGTTCTATTCCAGAACTGGAATCATTGGTTTTAATATGGTCATCATTCGAAACAAATATTCACAGTCGCTCGTATTCACACATTATTCGCAATATCTACAATGTGCCGAAAGAAGTATTCAACACTATCCATGACACTCAGGAAATCATTGATATGGCTGCTAGTGTAGGTAAGTATTATGACGATTTACATGTGCTGAATTGCCGCAAGGAACTGGTAGACAACTTTACAGGAGGCAATAAAGCTTGGGCAGATGCTATGGCCGTTCCTGAACAAGAGCACATTAATGCTATTTGGTTGGCACTTCATGCCTCCTATGCACTTGAAGCATTCCGCTTCATGGTATCATTTGCGACATCACTGGCAATGGTTGAGAATAAGATTTTCATGGGCAATGGTAACATCATCAGCTTGATCCTACAGGATGAACTTCTACATAAAGAATGGACTGCTTGGATGATCAATCAGGTTGTCAAGGAAGACCCGCGATTCGTAACTGCTAAGACTACGTGCGAACAGGAAGTGCGAAAGATTTACGAAGATGTTATTCGTGAAGAAAAAGAATGGGCAAAATATCTTTTCAAAAAGGGTCCAGTTATCGGACTTAATGAACGCATCATGGTAGATTTTGTTGATTATAATGCAGTAGATGCTCTTAAACAGATCGGTATGAAATACTGGAATCCGGCACCAAAATCTACACCTATTCCATGGTTTAACAAGCACATGGACACATCTAAAAAGCAAACTGCCTTGCAAGAGTCAGAAAGCACATCATATGTTATTGGTATTATGTCTGACGTTCTTGACTACGACGAACTTCCTGATCTTTGATTGACATCATACAAAAAATATGGTATGATGTGAATTAAGGAGAATTTATGAAGAATGGTAACAGCGTAATCCTCAATACAATTATTGAGGATTTGCGAGACGCGGATGGTGTTGTGATTCTTGCAGGAGCAGGCATGGGCGTAGATTCTGGTATTCCAGATTTTAGGGGAAACTCTGGAATCTGGACAGCAGAGAAAGATGCATTCATCAAATATGCAACTGCTGACAGTTTTCATAATGCCCCATTAGACTCTTGGAACTTTTACATAAACAGATTTCTTATGTATAGTGAACTCTCACCTCATCGTGGGTATTATGAATTATTAAAATTGCCAAAAGATATTTTTGTCATAACTAGTAATGTGGATGGGCATTTTATCAAAGCAGGATATGATCGTGACAGACTATATGAAATTCATGGAAACTTAGAATATGTTCAATGTAGCCATGGATGTTGTGCAGATATTAAGCCTATGCCAAAATTTACACAAAAACTAACCCACATAGATGAAATACCAACGTGTCCACGCTGTCTTGCGGTATACCGACCATTAGTAATGATGTTCAATGATCCATGGTTTATTCCCTATAAGGTCAATGAGCAGGAACGCAATTATCTGAACTGGGAAAAGGATAAGAAAAAAATTATCGGGATTGAAATCGGTGCAGGTTTGGCAGTTCCAAGCATAAGAATGATGGGTGAAGAAAGAACAGACAGATTAATTCGTATCAACCCACATGATTATGCCATTAATCGTGCTTCTGATGTGTCAGTGCCAACCGGAGCATTGAATGGAATTGATGTGGTTATGAAATTATTTAACGGAGAAATAGAATGAAAGCAGTAGTATGGTCACGTGATAATTGCACTTATTGCACACAGGCAAAGGTGCTTTTGACACAAAAGGGTATTGAATTTGAAGAACGTAAGATCGGTGAGGGATATACAAAAGAAGACCTTCTGGAAGCCGTTCCTGCCGCTCAAGCAATTCCGCAGATATTCATTGACGGTGAGTATGTGGGCGGCTTCAAAGAATTACGCAATAAGTTAACAGAAGTATTATAAAGGAAAAATAATGAAGCATTTATCAGATTTAATTGGTCACGTGGTAACACTCAAGCTTGCGTCAGGAGAAGAATTGGTTACTAAAATTCTTGATATTCAGAATGGTGAAGTATTAATTCACGATCCACTAAGCGTGGCACCGGGTGCACAGGGTATTGGGCTTGTGCCAAGTTTATTTACAGCAGACCCCAAGGCCGATACAAAGCTCAATCTTAATAGCGTTGTGATTTATGCTCTTACTGATGAATCAGTAAAGAATAAATATATTCAGGCTACAACAGGATTGGTAATTCCCGATACTAAAAAGTTGATCCTCGGATAAGGAAACATAATGGCGCAATTATCACGTAAGGGCGACCAGAATCAGGCTGGCGGCAAAATTATTAAGGGAGCATCAACCGTGTTCGCAAATGGTATTGCCGTTGGATTGCATGTAAGTGATATTACACCACACGGTGATGGGCCACATGCTGCCGCAAAAACTACTGACGGAAGTCCGACTGTTTTTGCAGAAGGAGTTGCCGTATTGCGTGTTGGATCAGGAGATACTTGTGGACATTCTATTTCACAAGGAAGCCCAAATGTTAATTGCCCATAAAGGAATAAAATGGCGGATTCAGGTAATCAAAGCCCGTTAGGGATAAACGTATTAGGATCAGTGTTGAACAACACTGGTTTAACTATTAATCCGGTAGCATCAGGCTATATGGGATCAAGCAAAACCAATGATTCCTATCAATTCGGTAGTATAATATCAGATACGGCATTGAGATTGTTGACATTTTCTATCAATGATGGATATAACCGAGGTCCTGCAAACGGTAATGCAACCCTAAGCAATGCCACATATAACAACTTAATTTCAATTGGAAGTTCATCTATTCCTGCTTTAGGAAATTCAGTTCCTCCCACATATGTAGTAAATGATCCTGCAAGTGTATGGGCTGGCCAAGCAACTTCTGGGTATGGAATCTCTGGTAATACTGGACAGGGACAGAGCGCGACATGGCTACCGTATGACACCAGTAATCCGAACATGTCCGTTACTCAATGGGGATACATAAGACTTCATGCGCTTCAAGCATGGAATGAGTTTAATTGGAATGCGACAAGTGTAACTCAATCCATACCAGACTATAAAGAATTTTGCTCATCGTTGATTACATTGAATGGAACAATGAATTCATCAAATAAATCCATAACCGCAGCGAGCAATGCCAATACCTTCCTGAACGGCACATACAGTAATATGAACGATTTGATCAGTGCGGATGTTTCTGGAGTTAATTTATCAACTTTAACGTTTGGTGAAGATTTAATAAATTTGGGTAATGCATTTGATTTAAAAAACATCGCCACTTTCGGATTACCATCAAATTTGCTTGTTAATTTGAGTAAAAATTCAGCAATTACCTCAGATTTGAATTTGGCATTATTATCTGCTGGAATGAGCACTTCTGAAATATCAGACATCGTTTCTGGAAAATCTGCAAATGTTATAGCTAGTCAGGAGCAAATGATATATGGTGCATTTCTGATTATTGCTGGGGAAAATCTAAAAACAATTTTGGCCGCATTACAGTGTAAAATACAAGGATTAACTACACTTGCTGATTTATTAAATGTGAAAAAACTATTTCCAACTAGCTATTCATCATTAACAGTTCCAATTTATAATGGTGTTATGGGATTACCAACGAACAGTAAGACATACTATTTAATATATATAAATGATGGAGTAAACCCTGCGATAGACACACCCATCATTCAAAGCTATGTGGGAACAATCATTCCGGCAGGAATTCCGCCAACATTTTCAAGTACCCTAAACCCGTCAAATTATAATCAACTTCCAACTGGATTTGCGTCATATCTCGTTAATATTATCCCATACGATCAAGCACTTAGTGCTGGTGCATTTTCATATTCTATGCAACAAATACGAAATATTAAGAATTGTAATATTCAAAAATTTGCTAAAGTCGTAAAAGGAATTGAAAACACTTCCGACTTACCTTTGGTTGCGGGAACAAGTAAACCAACGGATCAAACATCAAACGATATGGTCATCAGTGTCACTGCATTAGGTTCTGGACCAAATGGGACTTATACCATGTCGGATTTCTTCGGATGCATGTCTGGTCTACCCTATTCATGGCAGCTAATACAGCAGAGAATCACACAGCTTCAAACCGCAAAATTATACAATATCTATCAAC